TAACCCCTTAACCCCTTAACCCCTTAACCCCTTAACCCCTTAACCCCTTAACCCCTTAACCCCTTAACCCCTTAAGTTTACCGGATGCGCTTCGCGCGTTTAATTAATCTGTCCTTCGCGGACGGCGCCCTACCGGGGGACGCTTCCCCAGCGGGGGGAGGAGCACGCTTCGCGTGATATTTGATAAGGTTCGGCAAGAAGAAGCGGAAACCACAAACCGACACGCAGTAACGCAATCGAAACAAAAAAACCCCGGCCCACAAAGTGCCAATCAAAAATCCGTTACACAGTAACGTAATTCAACTAGCAACAAACCACCTAATCGAGCACGAGTACTTTGATCTGATATGCCGACAGAATAACCATGAGAAAAACCCAGATCATAATCGGCACGACTAGCGCCACCAATCTTACGCATACCCGGCTTGTAATTAATGACACCATCCGGCGACCAGAAACCATGCGAAAAACCTGTATCGTATGCGATGGTCATAATCATACCTCAAACGCGAATTTCAAAGCTGGAAACGCGACCGCTTATCTTCACAACCTCGCCAATCAACGTGTCAAGGCTAGAAAAAACCTTATCCTCACCCTTCGAAGTTTGCAACGTCCAAGAACGACCGTCAGGCCCAACAATTACAAGCAACCAACCAGCGCCAAACGGTTCTTGCACAGTATGAAAACCACGAATCAAGCCAAGCTCAAAATATTCAACAGCTTTTTTAATATTCATTTATGCATCCTCGCTTAACGTTTTTGATACTTCATTATAGCGAATCTGCAAAAAAATGCAAGCGTTTTTTGCTTTTCGTGATGAAAATTCACCAAGTAATAAGAACCGTTACGCCGTAACAATGATCGTTACGCCGTAACAATGACCGTTACGCCGTAACAATGACCGTTACGCCGTAACAGAAAATTAAACATGCATTTCACGAATACGTGAACCATCAGTTTCAACAGATTCGTCCGCTTTTTTTACCAACGGCTTAGAATGATCAACAGATTTATTCATACGATCAACATCCGTATCATTCCGCAAATTCTTTGATTCTCGACCGCCCCATCCATATTCCACAGCATTTTGACAAATAGAGACAGGCACAGCTAAACGCTCACCGGAATCACCATAGCATAAACAACGAGACGCACTTTTCACACAAGATGATATCTTAGACCAATCAACTTGAGGACTAACAGAAGAAACATTAAGATATTGAATATCCTTAGACGACTGCGAAGAATCCGCAGTGGTTTTATCAGATAAAGAATTAGTAACACCCGACGAAACCGGCATATTTTTCTTTGACCCAGAAAAATATACAGAGCGGATAAACTGATAGCCAAGCACCGGAATAGCCAATAAAACAGCTATAACAATAAATAACTGGATCGGTTTACGCTTATCCGTTTTAACATGAAGGCTCGCGGATTCGTAAAGATTAAAACCAGCCTTTGGCAAACGATAACGACTACGAACGCAAGAAGTACGAGCTGATTTAGTTTGTGGATTTTCGCACCACTCAGGAAATTCGTAAAGATAATTGCCAAGAGCCGTCGCTCGCAAATGAATATGACGACCAACCAACGCCCGAACGTTACGGTGTAACAAACTTGGATGCTGGCATATAACAACAAAATCCAAGCCGTGATGCCGATGAGTTTCAAGACCAGCAATATCCGCAGGAACTACCGCACCAGAACCAGCCGGACGCCATAACCGCTGTACCTCATCAATAACGACTAAAGACCCCTCAGCAATATTAGATAACTTTGTGACCTCATCGGGGTCATTAGGATTCAGCTTAGGATCAGTTACATGCCATTGCCTTATCTCCGCATCAGACAACGGAATAACTGGCAACGATAGCTTAGGTATGCCGGACGAATATACAGAGCGGCCCTGCTCACATGCAACACGTATTTCATGCCAAACAACATAAAGAGTTTTACCTGATCCGGGCGTACCAGTAACTAAAGTTATCATAATATTTTCACTTAGTTAAAACACCAAAATGCGGCAATGCAAGATATGCAGCACGAAAACTTAAAGCACCAGCAATCATACCAAGACCATTACCAACACCAGCCAAACCGAGAAATGCAGCCGCATAAGATGGCAAACCACTATAAGACGCCTGAGCAAACCCGATCAACTGACCTAGAGCAACAGATACGCCACTATAAGTTAAAACACCCACACCACAAGCAACAAGCACACGTTTTGCAAGAGCACCAACGGATGAGGACAAGAAAGCCCCAAGAGGCACATTAATCAATGACATTATGACGCCCTCCCCCTAACACCAATAACAATATACGCAGAAATCAAAGAAAAAACCAGAATAACAGCAGTACGAATCGCGCGCATAAAATCACAGATTACATGGACCGGAATAATTATAGCTCGCCCAAACACAGTCACAGAAGGATCGGATGGGCAAACCCCCTCGCCCCAGCTTGTTGTAGATAATGACGGTGAAATATTCTCATGAGGCAATTCAACATCAGGCACAGAATCAAACTCAACGGAATAATCTTGAGGCGTATCCGATGGAGAAGGGGGAGGCGCATCACCCGTGGTTGTAGTAGTACTCGATTGCGTACCATCAGAGTTATAGTTAATTGTCGTAACCGACTGTGTAACATTAAGAATAGGTGTTGCGCGTGAAGAAGGAGAAGACGAAGAAGACGAAGAAGACGAAGAAGACGAAGAAGCAGCAGGAGAAACGCTTGTGGTAACAGTCGTTGTTTTACTACCAATCGAATTTCCAGAACCATCACGCACAACAGTAGTTTCAGGAGGCGAAACCACAGTAACGGGAGTTATGACAGGATCCTTAATGGGCACGGGAAGAGAATGCTCATCCAAAATTTTAATCACATCAGGAGCACGATCAGGAACAGCTAGTTTCGGACTAGCAGCCTCCCAGTCTGAATCAAAAACTGGCCGTTCATTAGAAGGCGGCAAACTTGCAACATCTTGTCTATAAATCCCGTACCAATGATTAGAATCAATATAACAATTATTTACATGATACTGATTAGAAGGATTATTATCTATGGTCCAAATATGATAATAAGACGAAGAATGCGAAACATAACGATCAGTACCTAATGGATTATCAGAACAATAAACAGAAGAATCACCATTAACATTAGGTGTAGTTTTAACAATCCACGAAGAAGGATCAATTGACGATTGACAAATATCAGTCAACTCGCAAAGTAATGAAATAGCAGTAAGACCAGCACCAACCGGGCCAGTAAGACGCGCAAAACGTGACAAGGCAACAGACGCGCGAGATAAATCCAACGGTATGGAATAAGGAACACGAATAGCCTGAGCAGTACGCGAAACTCCAGCAGGCACATTTAAAACGGAAGAACTTTTAAGCTCAGGATACAGCATACGCGCAGAATCATTTCGGAATTTATAATATAAATCGCCGGAATATTCAATAACACCCGGTATCGGAAAAGGATACTCAACAGCACCAACAATCCCAGAATAAAATAATGCAAGAATAAAAAGAAGTCGCATCATTTAAATAAAATCCAAGCACTACCCACAAGAGTAAAAACAACAAGGAAAGAATACAATTGAATTGACATTAAATAGCCCTCCACAATAATTTGAATGCATATACAGACGCAAGAGCAGCAACTACCAACCCCCCTAAAGCAGACGCATCCGAAATTTCAGGCAAGCACGGAATTAACGACGGAACAACATTAACAACAGCACCGCCGCCCACCTGTACACTATATCCCGACGAATTTACAGAACAAATTATCGGATCGCCCTGACTAGAAACTGGAGGACAAGAGGAAGCCATAGCCCTATAAACAGATGCAGGATCGGAATAACAAAGGCCATTGTACAAATATGACATGCGGCACCAAAAAAAAGAGGGACAGAAAAAACCGCCCCTCATAAATCAAAAGAAACAAACCAAATTAAACAGCACGACGAAGCCATTTAAATGCGGCAATACCGACCAAAACCGCCAAAACAAGACCACCAAGAACAGCGCCATCCGATCCGGCCGTAGAAATAGCCGTGGTCACAGAAGAATCGAGAGCAGCATTAGCAGATTCCACCATCGCAAAAGACGACCCAACAAGACCGACCATAAAAGCATACTTCTTCATTTTACTACCCCTTACAATAATACGGGAAACGCCCCGCCACGTGTAGGCAAAAACGCCTAAATATCAAATCGCGGTATTTCGAAAAAAGAATGAATTTCGAAATCATCATCCAAATGCTGGTGCGCAGTTTCGACAGCGTGATCCATATCAGGAGCACGTCCTGCAAGCCGTAACGAATACGCATATCCTAAATCACTGGTCAAAAAATGACCAGTAGACCGACACTGGATAACGTAAACACGCACCAGATTAAACATAATTATTTTGAAACAGGACTTGTTTGACCCAGCACAGGCTGAACAGGTTTCATTGAAAGAATACGCTGTTTGCTTGTTTTACCTGTAGTTACAAGCTCGATTGTAAGATCAGCAGAAAAAGGAAAAGACAAATGCTTCATTTTGTGAAATTCCTGCGAAGAGCCAAAATCATACTCCACAGCAGTAAAACCCTTGGCAACACCGCGGCTTTCGTCCAATTCCGATTCAACAAAAAGTTTCGTGAAATCGTATGTTTTACCCTCAAGTGAATCATTGAACATCTTCATGCCAAGAACCTTTGCCCTAGTCGTGAATTGCATTTCAATCTCCTAAATAATCGGAAAAAAACCTTTTTATCTCACACTCCGAAATAATGAGAAGGTACAATTAAAAAAATACTCTCAAATAAACGCCTTGTCAACTAAAATATCAACCGGCAAAGAATATTTTTCCCGTTTATGCAAGGAAACAGGAGAATTAGAGAAATGAGGAACAACGAGACGCGAAGGAATTTTATCAGTTTGTGCAACTAAATCAAACACCTTTTGAACGTCACCCTCAATCCTAGATGCCACCGACAAAGCAGCACCGCATTGCCGTTTAAGCCATGCCAGCATAGCCTCATATGTTATAGCCGTAGTTTTCCGCTGGGTCTTAATCCTTTCCTGCCGATCCGAAACCCACGAAAAAGCCGGATACGAAGCACATAAGTATTCACCCGGAAGAAGAAGAGCATCAAACGGAATCAGACGATCGACAGATTTAAACTCGACCTCGACGCGACACCAAGGAGAAGAAGAATCGCCCAATTGTTTACCTTTCTCATAAATCCGCGCAAATTTGCCATTAACTCTATGCCCAACATAAAAAGTCCTACCCTTACCATTCGGCTTAAACCAATTGCCACGCTGTTCACAGTCTGGCATACGGCCACCATTATTATAAAGCCCCCGTTCAAAATCTTGCTTTGCATGATCAACAGAATACCGGCACCCATCATAATCATCATGGGCGAGATCAAGCCGCGTTATGCGCGGCTGTATTGCTTTAGTAGTCAAAAAATCATAAAGCCGCTGTTCCCAACCGACACGTGCAGCTGCAAGCCCAGCACCGGAAACCATCACCAAAACGGTATTACGCTGGCCACCGTGGCAAACAAGACCATAAGCATCACCAAGAACATAAGAATTTTTATAAAAATTCCGACCGGATTCATTTTTAGAAACAATACCATATCCAAAAATATCCTCAAGAATCTCAGAAAACGCCAAAACCATTTCATGATCAGTAACAACAACACCAGCGCCAAAATGATGAGCAGTAGTTTCATGAACTGTAAAATTTACCCAATCAACAAATGCAGATTGGCCGTTACATCCGCTCCTTTTAGGCACCAATAAAATTTGCCCCGTATCAGACACAACCAACCGGACATTTTCGGCCAGGGTGACACTTTCCCCCCCTATTAGTAAGGGGGGAGAACCGGCGGCGCTTCCGCTGATCGTCGCTTCGCTCCTCTCAGCTACAGCCGCCGACTCATCAGGCAAATATTTTGAATCAGCCAAAATTTTACTCAATGCGACCGTACTAATACCAAAATCTTGTTTTGACATAATAACCCCTTAACCCCTTAACCCCTTAACCCCTTAACCCCTTAACCCCTTAACCCCTTAACCCCTTAACCCCTTA